CATAAGAGACCTGCATCTTCAGCAATAAATCTGGATGTTACTCCTCTTCTTGTTAAGTAATTTATTAGTTCTGTGGGTAATCCACCAAACTTAACTTCATAGTGAGAAGTTTGTGCAAGATTAGTAAATAGTGGTCTGATATCCGATATCCTACGTGGTGTTGCCACTCTAAATACCTATTATGAGTTTCTTGTTGTAAGTATTTAGATGTCATATAAAGGAAAATTTAAACCTTCTTATCCTGAAAAATATAACGGAGACCCCACAAATATTATCTATCGTTCTTTGTGGGAAAGAAAGTTTTGCGTCTATTGTGATACAAATGAAAGAATCATTGAATGGTCATCAGAAGAAAAATGCATTCCCTACCGTTCTCCTTTAGACGGAAAAATTCACCGTTACTTTCCGGATTTTCTTATTAAAGTTAAAGAATCTAATGGTTCAATCAAAAAATATATGATCGAGATTAAACCATCAAAACAAACTGTTCCTCCCACTAAACCACAAAGACAAACGAAAAAATATATTGCGGAGGTTTATGAGTACGCTAAAAACCAATCGAAGTGGGAAGCAGCAAAAGAATGGTGTGCTGATCGTGGTTATGAATTTAAGATCATTACCGAACACGAATTAAAAATTAAGTAATGGCACTCACTGGATACGAAAAACCATTAAAAGATTATACAAAAGAACAGTTAATTGAGATTGCTGAATCTTATAAGATATATTATACCACAGCAAGTGGTGTAGGAAAACTAAGTGGATATCGTAGATTAACAAAAGAACAGTTAATTGGCATTATTAAAAATGATTCTGATTATATTGATGCTAACCCAAAAGCACCCAGAAGAATTGATGGGAAAAAAAGAACAAATCGTTTTAAAAATTTTAAAGAATCTTTGATGGGAGATGAGAAACCGGAAGATTTAATGAATGAAATTATATCAAGACTAAGTGGAACAGAGAGATTATATCCATCACCAGGAAGATATTACACATACATTTACTATGCTAAGACTCCTGGCATTCTTTATGATCGCCACCCTTTAATTTTGGCAGGAGATATGTTACCAAAAGGATTTCGAGGATTTAATTATCATCTCGGAAAAATTAGACAATATAATACTGAGGATAGTGATCGATTAATCAGTGGTTTATACGAATTAACTCAACAAGAATTTGCAATCTTAAGATCTGTTCCTTATGGAAAATTAATTCAAAACTAACAATAAATAGTTAGAAAAAGTAAATGGCAGGAACATTAAGATATCCTCTTAGTAATATTGGGCCACAGGATGATTACTTTAAAATACAAATTGTTGAATATAAGGCACCAGGTCTAAATTTAACTGGAGGGTTCGCACAAAGAACTACTGAAGAAGCGTTGCAGCAAAGTGGAAGCATCAAAAGATCTTTGGCAACTATTATTTTACCAATGCCTGCAACAATTCAAGATAACAATGCTGCTGATTGGCAATCAGGTACAATGAATCCAATTGCATCTTATTTTGCATCTGGAGGATTGGAGGCAATACAAAGCGGAAATTTTGTTAGTTCTTTGGGAGGAACTGTTTCTAAATTGTTTACGGATATTGGAGCAGCTGCACAAACTGGAGAAGGTCAATCCGGATTAGCAGCAGGTGCAGCCGCTTTGGCAGTTCAATCTGCATTAGGTCAGGGAAGTATTAATCAAATTATTTCAAGAGCAACTGGACAAGTATTCAATGAAAATGTTGAATTACTCTTTAATGGTGTAACAATGCGTCCAGCATTTAATTTTACATTTGATATGGTTCCAAGATATAAAAATGAATCAGATACAGTTAAAACTATAATTCGAACTTTGAAAAAAAATATGACTCCTCAAAAAGGAAGACCTGGAGTAGATGGTGGAGGTCTTTTTGTTAAAGCACCAAATGTTTTTAAATTAGAGTACATGAGTGGAGGAAAACAACATCCATTCTTACACAGTTTTAAACCATGTGCTTTAACACAAATGAGTGTTAATTATAATGGATCTGCACAATATGCAACATATGCTGACGCAACTCCAGTTCATATGCAATTAATTTTACAATTCCAAGAACTGACACCAATTTATGCAGAGGATTACAAAGATTCAGACATAGGAGTTGGATACTGATGACTTATTTCAGAGAACTTCCAAATTTAGAATACCAATCATTCTTATCAGATTCTAATTCATCTGACCAGTATTTGCTTGTCAAGAATCTTTTCCGTAGGGTTAAACTTCGTGACGATTTACAAAATGTTTTTACTGTTTTTGACAAATATCAAATTGCAGATGGATCTAGACCAGAATTAGTTGCTCAAGAACTTTATGGAAGCACTCAATATGATTGGGTAGTCATCGTATCTGCAGGAATTACAAGACTCAGAGATCAATGGCCACTTTCTGACAAGCAAGTTTATGATTATGCAGAATCAATTTATGGCAATGATTTGAATGCAATTCATCATTATGAAACTAAAGAGGTTAGAGATTCGGAAGATAGACTGATTCTTCCTGCAGGTCAAATTGTTGACTCCGACTTTAAAATTTCTTATTATGAAAATGGAACTCTTTATACAAATGATGCAACTATTCTTGGAGAAGATGTAATTCGTATTCCAAATCCTATTACAGGTGTAAGTAATTATGTGTATGAAGTGAGAAAGAATGATGAAAAAAGAAGTATCTACGTATTAAAACCAAGATACTTGCAACAAGTTATTAATGATACAAGAAAAGCGATGATTTATGATAGATCATCACAATATATAAATGATACATTAATAAAGACTGAAAATACTAAAGTTTCAATACCATTTTAATTTTAAATTTTTATCAAAAATCATCACATATCGGTGCTTGCGGGAGCGATCTTTCCATTCTCCTGCAGCACCTTTAATTTTGCCTCTAGAGTGTTTAGTTCCGTCTGCATAGTAGAAATCCTTCTTTGCGTCTGTGAGTCCGCAATATTTAAAATTACAAGCACGATAGATTGTACCATTATGGAAATCACTATCAGCGTAAGAGATGATTGCTTTAACTTCAGTATCCTTCCGTAACTGTCTAATCGATCTTGAAACAAACCAAGAAGTGATATTATGCTCCACAGATTGTGTGTCTGGGTGGATGCAGAGGCGCGAAAGTTCAAAGAGTCCTTCTTGCTCATTTCGTTCTAATCCAAAAGCACCTTTTGCGATCTCTGGAACTGGCAATCCAGTAAAAATACAAACTCCTAGAAGACCACCAACATTCAAAGGACTGAAATCATTCTTCTTGAAAAGTCCGTAATTGTATCCAGACTTGAATCCTTTTGAAATGTCTTTGAGATAGTGGTATTCTAAGAGTAGTTCTTCTGCCTGTTTTTTAGAAATCCTCTCAATATAATAATCAGACTTCATAAAAAAGAGGGGAGGTCGCTCCCCTCATTATAGCACCTAATCAGTCCTCTGCCAAGCGGGCGAAGTAGGAAAGTGCATCATCATCTTCATCCTCTTCCACGGGCGCAGCAGCACGGCGGGTGGGTTTCAGAGAAGACAGTTCCTCACGAAGATCCTCAGTCAGTTCACGGGTAGAACCACGAGTGTATTCTTCCTCTTCACCTTCTTCAGAATCAAGACGAACAGAAGACTTGGCACCAAGAACAGAATCAAGACGTGCCTTCAGTTCTTCATAAGTCTTGAACTGATCGGGAGCAACAAACTCAGCAAGAGAATACTGCTTCTTCCACACTGCTTCAAGTGCATCATCATCGTCCAGCAGAGCACCCTGAGGAGCAAACTCACTAGAATCATAGTTACGATAACCAGCAACGTTCTTTGCCTTCAGTTTGAAGTTGGCACCCTGCCAGAAGTCAAACGGATCGATTGCTTCTTCATCTTCAAACTCAGGTTGCATTGCAGCAGTCAGTTTGTCAAAGATCTTCTTACCATACTTGAACAGGAAGACTTTACCTTCATTTTCAGGATTAGCAGGATCCTTCACCACATAGACGTTAGAAACATAAGTCAGTTTACGCTTCTGCTTACGTGCGACTTCTTTACCAGCATCAGTACCATTGTTCCACAGACCAGAGTTGTGCTCACACACAGGACACTTCTGATTCACGGTGGTCAGGCACTGGTCAATCAACCAACCACCAGGACCTTGAAATGCGTGACTATAAACCTTCACAAAAGGCAGATCTTCACCATCGGGAGCAGGAAGGAAACGAATGACGGCATAACCGTTATTTGCTTTATCGCACTCAAGTTTCCAGAAACGTTCGTCTGAAGAACTACCACTTATATTCATTTTTTCGACTTCCTTGACCAGTTTGGCGGTCAGGGAACCAAGTTTGGATTGTTTTTTAAGATCGGCAAATGCCATTTGGATACCTCGGATAAATTGGATTCGGGGGATGTATCAGTAATTTCTGACAGCATCAATTATAGCATAAAAATGGTCTTGAGATTTAAGTTTTCCTTTAAAAACATGACCATTATAATTTACATCAATAAAGTTGTCTATATTTGCAGGCATAATAGCTTGCCTTGCAACAAGACCATCTGGAGTGTCTATATCAAATAATGCTTTTGTAATTGCATTAGATGTTTTTTCAATACTAGAAAAAACTTGAGAGAGAGCAGGTTCATTCCAGTACCTTGCATAATCAGTATCATCTTTATGATCGTAAAATTTGGCACGAAATGCAGATTGAACTGTCCTTACTGCTTCATCATCAAGGTATGGAAAATAAGTCTTAATACTTTTTTTCCTAACACTAAGATTTTTTGCAGTTGGATTAGCAACTCTCCATTCTAAGGATTCTAAAATTACTCTTTTCTCATATTTGACTCTATCTGATTTAAATTGAGGATACCTTACCTCAACATCAGAAACTGTCATTTCAAGTTTAGATGCCATTGTAGTTAAGAGATTACTCAAGTAATATATCACAAATTCTTTCAACTGTCAATATACTGTTTAAGAGATTGAATAGTCTTAGTCATACTATTGAATAAAATTTGCATATCAGTTTCTGGTGGGAATCCCATCAGTGCGACTGATTTGCGAAGGTTCTCTTTCATCTCAACCGCTTTGGGGTCGTCAGAAAGAGACAACCTAGTATACATCACTCTTTGCTTTTCTAGCAAGATCTCAAGTTTTTCAATATGTTCCAGTTTGGTTTCACGATCCATTACACCAAAAGTCAAAATACTTCCGTAAATTTGCTCTTGTAACTGATTGATTTCTTTTAGTTCATCTTGGATAATATCAGAGTCAAAAAAGTTACTCATTGAGAATGTCCCGTAAAATCCTTTTGTACTGGAATACATCCATATTTATGAATGGCATATATTTTTTAATTTTCAAACTGACGGTTTCCCACACTGGATCTAAAAGTTTTTTATCAAAAGTTTTTGAGAAACCAAATATTTTGTCGTAAATTACTAAGGTTTCTAGCGATAATTGCCCGCTTAGAAACTTTTTGAGAATAATTGGGTGTCCTTTGGAACAATTGAAAACATCCTCTAATTTGTTCTCCGAGAGCAATTCGTTGCTTTGCTCTTTGAATAAGTAAGTCAAACTCTGATGTCTCCGCATCCACTCTGCGTATGTTCTTTCGCCAGAATTGATAATTTCTCCAATCCATAAGTTACTCGGTGAATCTGTTGCTACAAAGTTTGATACAAGAAAATCTACGACTTCTTTATCATTATACTTTCTTGATGTTTTCTCGAACCAGTATTTATCGCGCCGTTTATTAAACGAAGTAATACTGGCGCGAGTCTTCGCACCATATTTAAAAAAGTCGTATTTGGGATTTGTAAAATGATTTTTAAGTGACAAATAATGTTGATAAGTTTCAAATGGTGACACAATCACAAAGGCAATTTTGCTCTCGATGTTTTTTTCATAAAGTTAAGACGAATGGCATCCCATTTTAGTCTTTCCTTAAGAGGTTTTGAAATAAGTTTCGTTACTGAGTCTACTTCAAGACTATTGATTTCACAATAGTGGCAGATGGCATCAATATAATTCATGTTTTCACTTGCCACAATGTGCTCTATTTCCAGAGCAAACTTGGAGGGTGTAAGAAACTTATTTTCTATAACTTGTTCTAATTCCTTATTTGGTTCCATATGATTCCAATTTATCTCTAACAAACTCTCTAATGTATTCGGTGAGGAGTTTGATGTATTTTGTTTTGTCTCTTTCTTCATAGACGACGCATTCTCCATTTTCGCAAGCCATAATGATTACAAGTTTTTTAACAGGAATACCTGTTAGTTCGTAAAGCATACAACCATATGCCATACACTGAACAAAGTAATGTTCAATCCACTCGCGTGGTTTTGGTTTTTTAGAAGTCTTAAAGTCTATAATTGCTAATTCGCCATCGAATTCTGCAATACAGTCAACAGTACCAGCAATACCCAGTTGTTTACTATAAAGAGACCCCTCAAGGGCATGAATATTATTTATGCGATTGAGAGTTGACTTAGAAATCTTAAATAAGAAATCAGACAACGGTTGAACGTCTGGAAGATCTCTATTATACAAATAGTTTTCAACAAGTGTATGCATATCAGTACCACGACTTGTTGCTTGTCTAGTAATTTTATCTGCTTCTTCTTCACCAACTTTTTTTCGCCAGTTAACAAATACCTGGCGGTTTTTATGACTGGTAACAGAGGTAATAGAAACTAGACGAAGAAGTTCTTCTAAATCTGGAACTTTATAATATCGAATACCATCTATAGTTTCCCGTTCAAGTTTGGGAAGATTCAAATCAATATGATTAAATATCAAAAACCTGCCTCCATTTTAGCAAGAATATATTCTTTAACAAGCCCAGAACGAACAATGTCTTCTACACCAAACTCAATTATATCAAACGAAGGCATTTTACGCAAGACTGTCATAAAGTCTACAATCCCGTTTCTTTCGTTTGTCTTTTGCAAGTCAGACTGAGTAGCGTCTCCGCAGAACATAATTTTGGTATTTTCACCAACACGAGTGATAATAGAATCTAATTCATGGAAATTAAGATTCTGAAACTCATCCACAATAATGATGGCATTGTCAAGAGTTGTACCACGAAGGAATGAGGTAGACCAGAATTTAATGGTTTCTTGTGCTTTAAGATTTCCATAAAGCATTTCAAACTCAGCATCACTTGAAAGTTGGAACATATATTTCACCATATTCTTATAAGGAATTTGGTAAATGTCTGCTTTATCATCATGACTTCCAGGTAGGAATCCAATCTCACGAGTAGCAACTAAAGAGCGAACAATATAAACCCTTTCATAAGGACTTCTTTCGTTTAAAACATCTTGAATAGCATTATAAAGTGTAATAAAAGTCTTACCAGTGCCAGCACAACCATAGGCAACCAAATGTTTTTGATCTTTATATGAATCAAATAACTTTCTTTGATTATCTGTAAGTGGTTCAATATCTACAAGATATTCTCCACTTAGTGGTTTTTTACGCTTCATTTGTCGAGTAGTAAGACCAACCCCGATTGGTTGCTCTGCTCTTTTTCTTCTTGCCATATTAGAGTTTCTTTACAGTTGACTTTGGTGCTTTGCTTGCACGATCTAAAACTTCATTCCATCCAGGATTGCGATTAATCAGTTTATCCCTCCATTCTCCCACCTCAGCTGGAGATGGGCAAGTAGAAGGATCAGACCAGTCTCGGATCCAATCAGGATTATCATTTTTCCATTGGTCCCAGTCGTGGATACTCATTTCCACTTCTTTCTGTTCACCAGTTTTTGTATTGACTACAGGATATACAGGCATAAAGTTACGAATTCAAGATAAAAATATTTATTATGGACTCAAACGAGCGCGATGTAACCTTTTTTCTTCATAATACTTCCAAACATTCGGAGACCACTTTTGAAGTTCTGGAGCAATTGCGTCACAAAGTGCTTGAATCTCAATTTGAGCATCAAGTTTAGAACGAAGGTCCATAAAGTGAAGAACAGAACGAAGGTTAAATGAGACTACAAAGTTTTGCCGAATTGCCTGAGGAAGATAATCACGAATATGCTCTTCACACATACCTTGCTCATAATACTCAGAATACTCCTCACACTCACTCAGAATGCGCTCTAACTTGCGTTGTCGGTGCTCTTCGGTCCATTCATACTTCTTACCCTTACGGTTAGTGTAGAACCCCTCAGGGCGCACATAGAATACTTCTTCAACATCAAGTTCACGCTTGGCAACTTTGAGAACACGCTTTCCTGTATAACGCTGAGACTGGACATCCCAACTGGTTCCAATACGGTGAGTTCTTGCCTGAACGATAACATTATGAACAAATCCAGCACAAGAAAAAGTAATACCAGGATGCTCTATTGGACCCCAATGCCCCCTCTCATTAGCTAGCAATTGCTCAACAATCCACTGACCACATTCATGATGGTTGGGAACTGGAACATTATGAATTGGAACTTCAGAATAATCGCCCTTTCCTGCTTGCCAAATAACTTGTTCTGGGATTGGATATCCCTGAAGTTTAACAACTTCAAGCCTTTTATCCAGTTCAAGAAGGTCTTTTGCTTTAATAGGTTTCATTTCTTTCCAAATCCTTTTGATGTTTTTGCTTCTAGTTCTTTTATTTGTTCTTTTACTGCACGAAGTTGTGCTTTCATTTCTTGAATTTTATCATCATTATAAAGATGATCTTGCTTGATCAATCGTTCAAGAAGTTTTACAAGTTTCTTTGCTCTTGATGTATCAGTCATCTAAATCCGAATCCTCAAAAATTTCATCGTAATCTAAAAGTGGTCTTTTTCTTACGTCTGGTTCTGTATGTTTATAAGCAGAAACATCAGAATAAACTTCTGCTTTCAGAGAATCAACCAATAGTTCAAGATTACGAACGATGAGTTTTAGTTTGTCTTTGTCCATAAGATACCGTTCTCTCTCAGAATTTTAGCATAAAAAAAGGAGGGGATCAACCCTCCTTTTGATTTACTTATAAATCCACTGGATATACAGTGATAATAAAGTAATAAAAGTAGCAGACGCAACTGTAATTTGTG